ATTTATCCATCTACTACCATTAGTATCTAATGAATTACCAATTGTACTATCAAAAGTAGAATTAAGAGTTTCAGTTACTATTTTATCTGCATTAGGACTTCCTGCTTGAGTAAACCATCCTTCTGCACTTCCTAATGTTTGATTTGATAATCGGCTTGGGTCAATACCTAATTTTATAGCTTGTTCACTTGTCATAGTAGCTGTGTCAGCATAACCAAAAGGATTACCCCAATCTTTAACATCTACAGTACCTTTTGTACCTGCTCTAAATTTAGGTGTATATTTTTTAACTGTATTTCTTGCATTAGTAAATAAATTTTTAGCACCTTGAGAAATTTTACCCCATAAACCTTTTCCTTTACCACCACTCATTTTAGTAAATGTTTTAGTAATACTGTCAGTAATTCCTCTACCAACTTTTCCAATAGCACCAGTTACACCATTATAACCTGCTCTAATAGCATTACCTACATGTCCTACACTTCTAAGAAATACATTTGATGACCCAAGTAATCCTGAGTTCATTCCACCATGTAAAGCACCTTGCCCTACACTTCCTATTATATTACTTAATCCACCCATAGCCCATGGCATAGCAATAGACATAGCAATCATTCCTAAAGGACCCATCTTTTTATTTAATTTAGCAACACCTTTCAGAACAGATTTACCAACTTTAACAATACCTTTAGCAATACCTTTAGTAATTTTACTAAGTGGTTTTGAAATTATTTTCTTTGCTTTTTTAAATACTTTTCTTACACTTCCCATACTATCTCCTATTTTTATGGATTTTTATGCTTCCATATATCTAAAGCAAATTCGCCTAAACTTTTTAATATACTAGCTTTACCTGAATCTGTTACAGCTTCATTACCTAATGATGCTACAACTAAATTATGTTTTCTATCATCATCATTATTTGCTGAATCATATTCCCATTTAGCTGCATCTCTCATTTCTTGCCATAAGAAAGATAAACCTTGATTACTTAAATTAAATGAGTTCATTGCATTAGCTTGATTAACTGCATTAACTCCTGCTGTATTAGCAGTATTTAAATCTCTTCTCCATTTAACATTTGATTGTTCAACAAGATTTGAATTCTGTGTATTAAATTGGTCTCTATTAAAACTTAATTGCTTATTAAATTGTTCTATCTGACTATTTAAAGTAGCTTGTAATCTATCAGCTTCTAATTTATTATTTTGATTTAAAGCTTCTACTCTATTTGCTTCAGTTGTATTGTACTGATTCATTACATCATCCCTTGCAGCATTTTGTGTATTAATAGTAGCTGATAAATTATTCATAAATTGATTAGTTTGATTATGACTTGTTGCATTAAATTGAGAAGCAGCATTATCTGCAGCTTGATTAGATAGCATTGCTTGTTGTCTACTCTGTGTATTAATAACTTCTAATTGTTGTGCATTAGTTAAGTTTGCCATATCCATTTGTAAAAATGATTGAGCATTTAATACAGCTTTTTGTTGAGCATTAGTTAAATTAGTCATATCCATTGTAGCTGTTTGTACAGCATTTTGCATAGTAGCTTGTTGAGTATTATTTAAATTAGTTAACTCAAATGTTTTAAATAAATTAGAATTAGATATTGCAGTTTGTTGTTTATTATTTAAATTTAAAACATCAAGACCTGCAGTAGTTTGAGCATTTGCTAAAGCTGTTTGTTGATTAGCACTTAAATTAGCTAAAGCCATTTGTTGAGTTAACTGACCTTGAGTTAAACCAGCTTGTTGTATGTTAGCTAAGTTTGCTAATTTTGTTTGTTGTTGTTGAGCAGCACCAGCTAATATAGCTTGTTGCTCATTCATTGCATTTAGTTTAGTTAACTCTTGAGCAAATTGCCCAGTAGTCATTTGTGCTTTCATATCATTCTCAGCATTAACTAACTGAGTTTGAAAATTTTGTTGAGCAGTTAATACTTCTGCTTGTTGTTCATTTGTTAAATTCTGTGATGCTCTTTGTTGTAATGCTGTTGCATTAGATTGAGCAATAGGTAATGCAGATTGTATAATTGCATTTACTAAAGCATCTCTACCAATTGTAGATTTACTTAAACCTCTTTGTGCTAAATTCTTTTCAACATTATCAACTGCACCTCTTGCCCATGTAGGTATTGTACCTGTATCTATTCCAGCTAACAATGAAGTTATTTGTGTAGATACTAAAGCATCTGTAGGTAAAGAAGCAACTTGTGCTTGTACTGCAGTTGGTTGTGATACAATTACTTTAGTAACACTAGCTGGATTATTAGCAATAGCTGCCTGAATATTTCCAGGTAGACTTGCTTGTTGTCCAGCAACAGTCGCAGCAGTTCCACTTAATACTGCAGCTAAAGCTCCACTAGATAATGCTCCTTGTTGTGCTGCAGCTACAGCCGAAGTTGTAGGGTTAGCACTAGCACCTGTAGCAGTACCAGATAAAGTTCCAGTAACTGTTCCTACTTGTGATTGTGTACCTACTGTACCTGTTTGAGCAGTTCCTGTTTGAGCAGTACCACTTGCAGGTGTCATAGTAGATGTAGTTAAAGTTGTAGGACCAGCAGCTTGTGTTGAAGTTAAAGCTGTCGGTGTTCCAACTTGTTGTCCTGTAATTGTTTTAGTTCCAACAGCAGTAGGTGCTGCTTGTGAAGTACCTGCTAATAATTCATTAGCTAGTACTGCTTTTTGTGTATAAGTTTGTTTTGCAGCATCAGCAAGTTCAGGAGATTTAATATTAGAAGTAACATACTTATCTAAGTATTCATCTCTTCCCCCCATCTTTTGTTGAACTGGTTGAGAAGCTTTAGGAATTTTTTCAAATTTTCTAACATCATCACCAACTGCTCTTCTAATTCTTTTTATTTTTTTTAACATATTTTAACCGAATAGATTGAATGAATGAATAATATTAGCAGCTACACCTACAAATATAACCCACATTATTCTTTGGATTTGTGTAATTTTGTAATCTAAATGTTTTAAATGATTATCTTTAATAGAAGTAATTTCTGTTTTAATTAATTTCATCTCACCTTTCATAATTAATATCTCGTCATGATTCATTTGTGATAAAGATTTCTCAGTCATTATTATCTTCCTTGTCCTCTATATATTTTAAAGTTTCTTCGTTTATGTTTATTCATAGTACTTGTATTTGGTCTACGACCTTGTGAACTTCCTTTTTGTATTGGAACATGAGCATCCTTTGCATATAATCCTTTAACTTTTTTTACCAAAGATTATTCCTTTTTATCTGACTTTTGATTATTCTCCATTATCTATTACTGTTCCACCATCTGCTATCCATTTTTGAATTGCTTGATAATCTGTGTTTGCTTCGTTTATTGGTACTAATTTAACTCTATTAGAATTTTGATAAGTTACTCTGTAACCACAGAATATGTTATCTACCATGTCGTATGTTTTTTCTATTGTATTAATCATAATTATAACTCCGAATCAAATGCTATAAAACAACTTGTGGAACTTGGAGCTGCTCTTAAAAATCCTGCTTGTCCAGCAGTTCCACTTATGTTTGCACTTACATTTAATTCAAAAAATGTATTTGTTGTTCTATTTGAAAGACTGTCAAAACCATCAAAAGCATCTGCAGCATTATCTCTAAAAAGCTGGTAAATATCATCACCAGTTACTTGGTCTAAAGTTGGAACTGCTCTTTTTGTTATTCTATACTTATGAGTATAATATACAGTAGTACTATTATAATATAATGCTTGACCAAAACTTTGTTGTGCACCTGTGACTATGGTTTCATAATATCTTAAACATCTATTTAGATTTACATCATAAGGAAGAAACTCAAAATCAGATGCAGTTGTTCCTACTTCTAATTGTACTCCTGTAATTTGTACATAATCACTTGCACTTGCAAGAGCATTAGTTTGACCTACTGCTCTGTTTGCAGTTGTAACTGCTGCCCAAGATGTGTTTAAAGTTCCTGATGTATAATTACTTCCAGCAGTAAGGTATAAACTTAAACTCATACTACCTCCATTGTCATTTCCAAAAGCACCTGTAGTATCACCAGCAAAAGTTATTTCTTTTTGTTCCCAAGTTTCAGAAGAAGAAACAGTATAAGTTTTTGAAATTTGTCTGTTATTATCTAAATCATAAAGTTCAGCAATATAAGTTCCTGTAACTGTTGCTTTTATCCAAAAAGATAATGTTAAACTTTCTGCTGACGCAGTTCCTTTTTTTAAATATTGTAAATTTTGACCTTCAAATATTTGTTGTATTCTATTTGTATCACCAGCTCCAGGACTAGCACCAGAACTATTTTCTAAAACTTTAAATGATTTTGCAAAACCAGAACCAGTCGGTGCAGCCGATTCTTGTGATACATCTAATGTTCCAGCTCCTCTTATTATTTTAAATCTATCTACTGTATCATAACCAGTAGAAACATTGCTAGCAGAAGTTGCTCTTTGAGCTTGGCTCATATCTCCATTAATGATGATGTTTCTAAATGGATTTAAACCACCACCAATAAATTGAGTTGCTGTTATTACACCAGATACATCTAAAGCAGTTGCTGGAGCAGTTGTACCAATACCAACATTACCAGAACTATCAATACGCATACGTTCTGTGTCGGCGGTAGATATTGCCATTGCATCAGAACTATGGAAATACTTTAATTGTCCTGCAGATGAATCTCCACTGTCGCCAAAATAAATAGCTCCATCAGATGCAGTACCACTAAGTATGTGCATACCTGAGTGTAAGTCATCTTCAAGTACAAGTTGGTCAAAGTTACCACTTATTGAGCTAACTCCACTATCATCCTCTTTAATATGTAGTTTTGCTAAAGGTGATGTTTCTCCAATACCAACTTTACCAGCATGGTCAATTCTCATTGCTTCTGAATTTTCTGTTTCAAAAACTAAATCGTTATCATCAACATTTCTAACAGATGTAATAGATGCACCATTAGTATCAGAGGTTTTATCAGTTGAATTTATAAATCTTAATCTTGAACCTGTGCCTGTTGCTGTTGCATTATTTCTAATTTGTAAACTATCGTTTACAGAACCACTTGCAGTAGCCACAATTTCAAGATTATGTGCAGGCGATGTAGTACCAATACCAACTCTCTCTGAACTATCTATTGTAATAGCTGTTGCATCAGCATTATCATCAATTCCTGTAGATGAAAAAGTTGTTAATGGATAATTAACTTTAGCACCTGTTACAGCACCATCTTCTAATTTAGCTGTAGAAACTGTATCATCTGCAGGTGTTGATATTAAACCAATACCCATTTGATAAATAAAATCACAAGTGTTTGCATCACTTAATGCTGCATCAAATGTTACAGTAGCTTCATTAACTGTAAAATTTCCATATTGAACTACACCATCAATTGATATAACTAATGAGTTAGCATTAACTGGTGTAAAAGCTGTACTGTTTTGAGTTAAGTTATAAGGACCAGCACCTGTTGCAGTAGCTGGTGTTATAACATCTAACTTTTCTACATTGCTAAACTGTTCTAAATTTCTTCCTATATAAGCCATATTATTTATTCTGTTCCATTATTCACTAGGTTTTGTTATAACTATATTTTCATTTACCTTTACATTTCCAAATTCATCAAAAACTATATCTTTTGGTTCATTAGAAATATAGGTACTAGGAATATCTCTAAGGTTTTCTCTATAAGTTTTATATGTATTTCTTAATTCAGTTGAAATTGCAAAATCTTCAATCATGTATTTATCGGTTTTATTTAACCAATTATTTCTATCTATCTTTACTCGCTCCCAAGAATTATTCCAATTTTCTTCGTCTTGGATTTGCTTGGCTTCTAATTCAGCTATTTTATCTTTAAAAATATTTATTTCAGAAGTTGTTGCTTGTCTTGAATCACCATTTTTTAATTCTGCTTCATTAATACTATTATCTTCATTTATTTGAATTGCATGAATATCGTTAAATTGGTTCCACCAAGTACTATCTTCAACTGTAAAATGATTATTATTTTTTACGATTGATTTATCATCTATTATAAT